CTGAGGAATCGTTCTCGAGGTTTGAAGGCGTGTGGAAAGAAGTGCTAGAAATGTTGCAGCGGGACACTCGGTTCAGAGTCTAGCTCCAGTTGCCCGCAGCCATTTTGTCAAAATAGGAAAAAAATCCCCCACCAAAAGAAAAAGCGGCTTAGGACAATAAGTCGCTAAGCCGCTCTGGTACTGGTGGCCCCCCCGTGAGTCGAACACGGCACCAACGGATTATGAGTCCCTATCATTGCATAACTTCGTTTAGCAATACCCCACATTATCAGGTCCGGACTCGGCTTACATAACTATAGCCACTCGATAAATAGCTACTCCGTTGAACCATTGTTGTACTCAAACATATAAACAACATGCGGCAATCTAAACTTACACCGAGTTAGTTTCTGATAGCTAGACTAGGTGGGTCACGACGTTGCGAACGATCATCTGTCCAGCAGCTACTAATATTGCGCTTCATGCATGCCTGATAAATCGAATCGCCAAGTATTCTCCTGGTCTTATTAAGATTCTCAAGAGTAACTCGCTTCCCCATTGAGCTATTGTCTCTCCACTTAAGGAAATAAATTTTTTCGCACTCTTCGACATCTCGCCGATATATAGCAATATCCTCAGGCCGGATTGGTGTAGCAGGGGCAACTTTAGGAATATGTTGCCCAAACTGCCCTAAGAAGGATTTCACGCTAAACGGATTGTTAGGATCGAACTGCAACCCCAATGCGCGGCAAAGTGCTTTATACATCTCTGGAGGTAATCGAGGATCAATCACGAATCCGGCTTTCACCGCAAATTCGAAAGCGATATTGAAATTGACAGCCCCAAACATTAGACAAAATGGCGTTTCATCTATTAAGAAGAATACATCGAACGCGACACGACCATGAACGTATTGAAAGCGGACTCGACTTAGGTCCTTTTCTTTCATGCTGCGATACAAATCCTTCAATCCATCTAAAACCATCTTTTTTCCTCATCTGCTGATTAAGGACGAAGCGTCAGTGCCGTCTTGATATCCCTAATCTGGGCACCCTGAGTCTGCAAAGTACGGCGCATCTGATTGAAGACAGGTTTTTCCTTCGCAATGTCAGAAATGGTCAATATCACCGAAAAAGCGACGCCTTGGTCTGGAAACGCTTGGGATGCTCGAGTCAATGAGTCAACAACCAATTTCCAATTGGATGAATTTCCTGTCCCTCTTTTGAAGTTGCCTGAGTAGCGCTTAATAGGCCACCACTTCGCGCCATTTTCAATGCGTTCTTTCTCGATAACCCCATCCCGATCGACGTCATCATCCAGTCGCCCGATATAACCGACTTTTCCGGTCTTCTTATTTGTATTTTGCTGCCTCAAATAGCCGTCGAGATTGACACGGACATACTCAGCGCCGAAGTTGTCATCGATAAGTGGGGTATAGGCTAAAGTCATCCGCACGCTTCCGTTACATGCTCCCGTCTCGCTAACCAAACTGGACGGCCACGCAAAATCAAAACTTAACGCAGTACGACGGCTCAAGGTACCGTTGAATACCAAGGTAATCTCATAGTCCTCGCAAACCAATATGTCATTTGAATTAGCAGGCAATCCATGCCCAACAAACTGCCGGGCGACCGCTCGCAAAGAATCGCTTGAGAGAGCCTTAGGCATCGTGCAGTAGTGAATTAATAAAGCTCGAAGAGCTTCCCGAGATACACCGCCTTGAATTTTATGATTAATATTTGCCAAGACTTTTGCGACCAATGGCGCCGCATAGCTAGTTCCGCTTCCGGAGATTTTGCTCCCATTCCTCGCAAACGAATAAAGTCCGCTGTCGACAGCGTAGCGCCCGCCTATATGAGCGACATCGGGCTTTTGACCAAGAGCGCAGCCTGGCCCCCGCCTGGAATACTGTGCAGGCACAAGAACATTATCGACATCAGGCGGATTCAAAGCCCCCACAGTTACAGAGTGAACACTCTCGGCAGGCTGAAAAATCCTATCTCGCCCAGGATATTTATATTCCGCAAGCATAGCCAACACATCAAGGGGGTCAGAAGGCCATGGTTTATGAATATGAGGCTCGGCAAGATTACCGGCTGAAATAACGAACATTACGTCATGCTTAATGGCCAGCTCATCGATAAATGCGGCAAAGTAACCATAGGAGTCGTCATTCACAATACTCTCGACGGCTAAACTCATATTGAATATGCGAACGCCACTACGCTTTGCATCAATGATCTCGAAGTCCAGCTGCTCAAGAAAATCTACAAATCCCTTTGGATAATAAGATGAATAACTCCCCGGATCGGTAGGATGCAAGCCCAAATCGAAAACTTGACAAGGATCTTCTTGAAAAACAGCGTGATTGTTTAATTCAGCTGCCGCAACGGCAAGGCCCGCAATAAACGTTCCATGAGAGACATCCTGTTTGTCAGCATCCAAAAAGTCTGATCGACCAACCACCCAAGGATCAAATAATTCGATATCAGAAACACCCGTATCGATTACCCCTACTTTCGCATAACTGGATTCCGCATTGAACTGAGGAGCATTAGCAACAGTCTCCGACTCCACATCCAGCTCAACATCACTCTTATCTAAAATTGGCGGCAGCCCGATACGTCGGACAAGGGCTTGTGCGTCAAGAAAGTCTATTAACTTCTTATGCTCCGCCAAGGTCACTTCAACAGTAAACCTAGCAATCAATAAATCAACAAAATTCCATTTATTTCTCGTGTGAATCAACTCAATAGGTAGATCCAAAGCTCTCAGATTCTGCTCAAATTTCCTTATATACGGCCGCAAGAGCCGGTCACGATCTTCATCATTGGTCGGCAAATTTTTTTCAGTAACAAATAGCTCAATTAGATACCCTCCTCCTGTGCGAGGATCGCTCAACCAATTTGCCGCCTGCTCGATCGTGAATTTACGTTTATCTGGGATTCCGTGAGGCACGATATCTGAAATTGCACCGACTTCACTTCGATATGGACTTGGCTTTGGCTTTGGCCTACCAGTCTGGTTATCTATGCCCCAACGCGTCTCAGGCTCGGCCTTAAGAATAGACTCCTCGATTCTATCGATCAGATTTGGACGCAGCTCAAAAAACATTTCCCCAATTCCGCTTCCGCCCACGCAAGGAATCCTCTTGGAGTCAAATATCTTTTCAATCGGCCTATGGCTCTTAGCCCATGCCTCAGACTGCAGAACAACCTTTACGTATTCGACTGGCGCACTTCGACTTGCGCTGAATTTCTGGCGAACGCTACTTAACTGAGACAAAAGTTTTCTCTGATGGAGAACAAATTCATCATCTCTATCTACGTAAAAATCCTTGTAGTTCTTCCCAGGGGGAGTATCGACATGACCAATGTAATTTTCAGTATTTAAAACGACTTGAACTGGATTATTTGCCATACTCCCCACCCCGAATTAATTTACGTTTCTCAACAAACGGCTAACTGTTGCTTCACCCAAGCTAAATAATTTCGCGATCTCTTTCTGACTGAAAAAATTATTAGTGTTCTTTAAAGCCTTAATAAGATCATCTCTAGGCCCCATGAATAATTTCCGAGCTGGGAAATTTTCCGCATCTGCACTGAGAAGAAAATAATTTTCCAACGACTTCAGCAAATCAAATCCCGCTTCTCGCTCCATAACGGCAGCACGCTTCATCGCGTTGCACAGTGTCTCGATATCCGCACCGCTGAACCCATCAGTAGTCCAAGCTAAAAATTTCAACTCAGCGTCAGAAATATTCAGTGCTGAAATATAGGCTTTAAGAATCTCTAGTCTGCTATCCATATCCGGCTTGGGGACAGCTATTCGCACATCAAACCGCCTCCAAACCGCCGTGTCCAACAAACTCTCGTGATTAGTGATCGCCAAAGTGAATCCTTTCGACGATCTAATATCGAGACACTGCAAAAGAGTATTTACAACACGCTTTATCTCTCCCAGCTCGTGTGGATCATCCCTAACTTTCGCGACCGCATCGAACTCATCAAGAAGAAGAACGCATTTATATCTGTTCGCAAATTCAAATAATGAAGAAATATTTCTAGCTGTAGTGCCAAGAAAAGAGGATATAAGCCCGTCGAGTCTAGCCACCACTAGAGGCAATCCCAACCGATTTGAAATGTAATGAGCAAGCTGGGTTTTACCTGTTCCTGGAGCACCAAAAAGCAAGCAGCTATACGGAGGCCTAATTCCTAATTCAAGTAATGACTGAGCGTTAGACCACTCTTGCAACATCCCCTCAACAGCGTTTTGCAAAGTTTCATTAAACACTGGCAATTGTGCATTTAGTTGCGCAGGGAACTTAATGTCGCAGAGCGGCGCAGCCGTCTCACGATCAACTGGAGGAGACACATTTTCAGCAAGCATCTCGCCCGAGATAAAAGATCTCGACAATACAACTCGACTTGGCTCAATCTTTGCCTCCAACTGAGCAGACTGCAATAGCTTTTCCAACGCAGCAGCCTCATCGACATCGCCCGATTTACGCAACGCGTCAATCAATCTCTTCATATGCCGCAACAATGCAGCAGAAGGCTCCTTCATTGCCGCCCGAGACAACGCCAAAATTATCGAAAAATTCTCCACATAAACTCCCAGAAACCTCAAACAACCATAAAAATTCCGATTTCAAAGGAAATTATTCCAGTAAATCAAACTATATTTCCATTATAAATACAGAATTCCAATTTTACAAACATAATTTCAAAATCCAAGCATAAATTCCAAAAAACAAAATAACTCCATCGCAGGTGGGATAGTACTACTGTATGCGCATACAGTAAACTCGTTTATGCGCGTGCATTTACTGCAAGCTAGCGATGCGATGGCGCGCTTAAACATGCTTGCTTGCCGGCTACGGGGAACGCTTTGCGTTGGTCTACCGACCCGGCCCCTACGGCAAGCATCGGTCGTTCCACGACCGAACGCGGCATGTTTAATAACACTGGATCATGCTGCGCGCACTAAAGGTTCGGCAAAAAGACCGCTAAAAACGGGCAATAATTCAATTGACGAGGTCGGGACCAGGACAATCTTTTAGCTACGGTTTATAGAAAAAATGCGAATGGCTGTTTCGCGCGCAACCGAACTTCGCACTGACAAAGGTGTTTTCTCATCATCAGCAGCATGTGCACCTGATCCATGTTCATAAGGAATTTCAGTCCAGTGAGTCATCCCCAAACCAGGTCGACCGACTTTGTTTGCCTCTACCAAAATACTTTCAATGCGGACATCTGTCACATCGTCAAATCCCCCCTCATATCCATCCACTACGACTCGCTGCTGTGGATCGCATTTTTTCAACAGCTCTATCAGCTCAGAAACGTTCATTTTCGCACCTCGAACACATCAAATTTATGGAACGACGACATATGACCGAAGAGAGGCCTTCGAACTCATCTCATATTTCACCAACCAATCCGCACGGTTTTTCGAAAAATTTATTCTTCATCTTTACGTCGGTTTTTTTAGTTTCGCATGCGAAATCAGAGACAAGACACCCTTGATATTCTGTAGCGGCTCACGAATAAGATACTCAGAGCCGTCATTTTTTTAATCGACGTGAATAAAGTCAGAGTTCATAACGTAACCTCCATCGATGCGATACGTTACGATACGATACGAATGAGATGGTGCGAACGAACTACAAAACTCAAAGCATTTCGCATGCGAAATTGAATTTGAATAACGCGCCAACTCTTCGCTCAAGTCAGAAACGAATACGGCCAACCGAAGTGGGCCGCATCCAAACATCATTTGTCTTGTGTGTGTGGGGGGGGGGGAGACTGTCACCAAATGTAGCACGCCCGCTTATCCTCAAGCGCACGAAAAAGTATATCGTGATACGAAATTGAGCCATAAAACTGGCTCGCTAAATGCCAGTAGCGTCCTCTTTCACCGTAAGAAGAAGCAAGATCTCAGTATCATTTCGAGTAAATTGCTCACCGATTTTAAAACCAAAGAACGTTGTTTTACTCGTGGTTTGATTATTAGCATTCAAGCCACCAATAACATAAACAACGCCAGGGCGCATCATCAGGTCTGCAACTAAATCGCGCTTCAATATTGATGGGTTAGAATTGGGTGAAGGAACGAAGTCACTCACGGTCTCATGAAGACTAACATTGACTACATCACCCCGCACTTTTGGCGTGACCTGAAATGTCACACCAGCGGTAACATTTACAAGCGACTGCAAAGACTGCCCGCTGGCATTGATAGTAATCGGTCCCGGAACCATTACATCTTGGCCAGTCGTAAATACCACTTGCTGCCCGCTACGAGCTAAAACCTTAGGTCTCGAAACCGATCTGAAGTGCGAGTCTTCATCTAGCAGAGAGAGCACTGCACTAAAATCAGGAGTAGCAAACGACAACGTGTTATACGATGCGGAAGATGCTGAGTCCAGCGAGGACAAGGTACTTGCCCCTCCTCTTGTTCCGCTACCCAACGACAACCCCAACTTTGCTCCAAATAATTTTAGCGCAGCAGTAACGGCACTCCCGCTAGAAGCACCAGCTTGATATTCATATAGACCGGCGCTGATTTCGACCTGCTTATACGGGACGTCCAATAGCTGTAGCAAATCACGCACCGCCTTAACTTCATCTGCCGGCCCATAGAAAATCAAAGATTCGACTTCTTTGGAAGTAATAGAAGCGCCGTTGCTTCCAGTGTCTGGAACCTGCTGCACCGGACTCTCACCTTGTGTCGCAGTGGCAGTGACATTAGCTATTCTCCGTTGATGTGCAAAAGATCCTTTTGAATAAGCCACCGTACACTGATCGGCCAATTCCACTGGATCGCGGAACCGCGGCCTAAAAATCAATCGTTCCCAATCTTTCCGATCGTCCTGTTTTCGAATCTTCTTCACAACGTCGTAAGACCCATGGTTCTCCAGTCCAAGTTCCCCACGAGAGATCGCACCCAGAACCATTGACTTTGCCTCTGCGCAAGTCAGCGAATCGGCTTTGATCAGAATTTTTTCCTCCAACTTTGCAGCATCAGGATCGAAGATTAACCCTCTTTTTTCGCATTGCTCGTAGTACAGCAGAATCATCTGCGAAATTGGAAGTGAGTCAGAATAGAGTGAAAAAACGAGCTTCTTATTTGAGGAAGCAGAAAGCTGCAAATTTGGAGGGGATACAGACTTATACCCAGGCAGCGGGTCACTCAACTTCAGGACATCAAGATTGATTTCCCCAAACGCGCATTCTGAGCTCAAGAAAATAAAGAAAAATACAAAAAAACGCCTCATTTTCTCTCCCCAAAAGTAAAGCCGATCATACGTCCATTGAACGCTGCAACTGACTGCCACCCGTCTACAAAACCCGCTTTCACTTTTGTCTGAACGTATCTCCCATCTGATAACTGAAACACTGCAATTGTCTCTCCTACGGACGGCTCTAAAATCGACACCAGACGAACGTCGGAAGGAAGCGGAGGACTGTCCTTCTTCTTTTGATTCGTATTCACGTCTGCTAGGCTGGAGAGATCCGCCTGAACATCCGCCGCTTTTATTTGCGGCTTAGTGGTTCCATCGCCATGGACTCGCGTCAAAAATGAATAGAGCCATTTCCCTCCATAACAAAACAAAGAAAAGCCAACCAGCATCGAAAAAATAAAGAATCGATTTTTAAACAGATTCTGTCGATCATCCGTCCGACTCTCTTGACCATTCGCACCGTCGTACGACTTATAAAGGGGAAATATCTTGCGGTCGTATTTTTGAATTGGCGATGTGGAAACCAAAGATCGCTTTGAAGGCTTGCCCTCATACACCTCCACTCGATATCGAGAGTTAAAGCCGAGAACCTTGAGCTTTTGAAAAACAAGTACAAGTTCACAGACCCCTCTGAGAAAGCGATGTAATGACGAGAAATCCTGAATGATAACGAGAAGATCACAAGCCACTCCGCTGGCCGAAACGTAGTGACGATGCATGCGGAAAAAATTCATATGTTCTGAGGAAAGCTTCTCACTAGCACTCCAATATCGCCAGGCCTCATCAATGACGACAAAATCTCCGGGCTCAACGACTGAAGGACCAGCATCCGCGATCTGCGCAAATATTTCGCCAGGGGCCTTATCCGAAAAGTAGTCAGCTGAAAAGCTTCGCAATTCGCGTTCCGCAGCGACTACCAAACAGGATGCGAGATCAATTCCGAGCTCGTGCAGTTTTCTCAACTCTGGCAAAAGAAGCTGAAAGGCGACTTTCGTAAAAGTCTTTCCATGCGCCAGAACATATTCATCAGCATAGTGTTGAAGTTCACGAATCGGCACAAAATCGGGAACATCAAACTTCAGTCGACTCGGGGCTTCACCAGGGAAAAATCCCGGTTGCGAGACCGCTTCGTTAGCTACGTTAACGACGTCTCCCAACTTGGAGAGCTCAGCTCCTCTTTGCAAAAGATATTCGCGGACCTTCTCGGAGCTAACACCCGCTATGTTCGTAACAACTCTGCGGCCAGCTTTTATTGCCGGAAGAATTCCATTAAGAACAGCCTCATAGGTCTTACCTGATCCCATCACTCCGCTATAGACAGAAATAGCCATCCGTCACCCGATCACCGGCATCCGCCGAATTAAAAATCGATAGCTCAGCGCTGTGATAACAAGCGGTGCGCCAGCACTAAAACACATGAGATCAAGAAAATACCAAGTTCCTGAATCTAAACCAGCAAGCGCGCCAGTCAAGCTCGTAGGGGAAGGTATAAAGGCTCCGAGAAACTCCATCAGGTCTGAAATAATGAAATAGAGTGCAAACATTACGCAGAACTTGACGATGATCTGACTAAAGATGAAGCTCAATACCTGATACAGAGCTGATAGCAAAATTCCGTACATATTTGACCTATGCAGAAAGAACGATCATTGCCGCAACAACCAACCAGGCAACCATTGCGATAGCCGCGATCGAGGAGCGCCATTGCTCAGCAAATACGCACTGCTCTTTTAACTCAATGTTAAAAACATGTCCCGCAATCGCTGGAGATATTGACCAGGTAGGGCAAACTCCAGAATGACTAGGTACTGTCCATGCCGTCCAACCAGACAGTAGCTTTTGAATCGGTTCGAAGACCCGGGTTGGAGCAGAATCAAGCGTTGGCGGAGGGTTCCCAGGGTCCGCCCCAAGATTGACCTGCGAATTGCCTGCTGCAGGATTTGAACTATTCTGGTTTGATGATGATGGTAGGGTGATCGCGGTATCTACCGAGGTCGGCACACTAGAACTCAAAGACGATGTTGCTGGCCACAAATTCGGATTGGAAGATTGATAATCAGAGAAGTTATCTGGTGACACTGGAACGCTGCTAGCGATCGGCAATCCTGGATAGTTCGGCTGTGTGGAAGCATTTTTCCAGAGGCGATTTGCCAGTTCTGCTGCCAGATCAGGACTTAATGGAGCTGACTGAATCGCTGGGGAGAGATTTCCATAGGCAGTAGACAACGATGTCCCCGTTACCTGCACCGGGGCGAAGGGCGTTCCCGTAAAATTAACGGCGACGCAGGCCCCCGATGAAGAGCTAAAGCCTGAACCGCTCGGACATGTCACCCCACCTTTATTGACGCTTGCTTGCGCGTAACCATAGATGGACTTCGTCGCTGAAACATTCGAAATTCCAGATCCAGGTATCGTGAAAGTGTAAGTTGCAGTGTATTGACTAGCGCCTACTTGTTTGAAGCTCGGCGTGCTAAACGTTGCGTTTGGACTGGAGACAATTGTTTGAGCAAAAAAATAGCCTAACGCCTCCTGCGGAGTTCCGAAGTAAACCGAATATCCCGGTGCCAGCCACAACGTGGCACCCAGTTGAACTCCGGGGGAGGCGATAGAAGAAACACTGCTTCCTGGGGGAGCGGTATAGACGTTTCCGTCTTTATCGAAATACCAATACAGACCCGCCCCGATTGCGACGGCAGCAAGAGTATATGGAGCTAGTGCGGCCATAGCGCCAAGCCAAGTTCCTCCAGCACCCGCCCCTGCCGCCAAAGGAATGATTTCAGCGCTAATAGCTCTGATTGTCGTGAGGATGCGAGGATCATTCGCCGCAAATCCTCGAGAAATGAGATTTCTTGTAATGCCTTGTCCCAACGCGGAACTTAGCATACTCGACTGCGTAGGAAGTGCCTGAGCAGATACTTCGGAACGAGACAGACTAACCATAGATACTGCGAAAAAAATCAATCTCATAGAAAATTTCATCATCAAAATCCTCTTGCTCCAGTAACAAATGCCCAGCCACAAAGTACCCCTGCAAAGAATAGCGATAGGTACCAAAAATCTGTGTTCACAACGCCTCCCACCAAAAAGACGAGGGGAGCAATGTCCCCCCGTCCCGATCTATCAGATCTTAGGTTTGAATTTCGACTCGACCAGGCGAGCACCCCACAGGACGACGCCTACGCCGACCAGGAGGCCCACGATTACTAGGCCAGCGGACTGCGCATCGCTCATGCTGATCGATTGAGCCAGTGCAGTTGCCGTGGTAGGGGCAGCGCCGGTATCGGCATACACGCTGGAGGCAACACCAATCGCACCCAGGACAGATGCCAGTCGAGCAGCGTTGATCAATTTCATATAATTTCCTTTCTTGAGAAAAATAAAACAGCTCTACCTACCCCAAAAGGGGCGAAGTAGAACTGAACCCTTGAGTCCGAGCAGCCAGAAGAACACGACTATTCCGAACCCAAATCCAAAAATTCCACCACCTGCAGCCACGTCAAAAGGGAGCGCAATTCCCTCAAAAATCGTCTGCGAACTGGTGAATGGAACGTACGACGAAACGACGTAGGCATTTTGGCCAGGTGGGCACGCAGCTTCTGGCACGGGACCATATACCTGCCCATTTCCACTACCTGGATCTGTCTCAGCACAGACAAGAACTTGCAAGATTTGGCCTGCTGCCATACCGACCACCAAAGTTAGTTATCCGTAGAACGCTCGTAGAATGCGTGGAGAGCGAATCCTTCTCCGCAATGAATTAAGGCGGTCTCCACGGCAGATTCCTCGTCTGGGAATCGTCCCGCTTGATCAAGCCAAGCGGTAAATCCGACGTCGCTGAAATCAGGATAGAGAAACAATGCTGTTTCTTTGTCCTGCACTATGAAGACGCGCCGCATGGTTGAGCCGCTACCTTCTGCTTCGCGATCTCGATAGGACGAAGTTCGATCAGCAACGTCCTTTGAGCCTTGCCGGTAGTTGCAATTTCGAAGGTTGCTTCTCCCGTGAAGGGAAAAGTCAAATGCTTGTATTTGTCGTATTCGGAAGAATTCCCGAATGAATGCTCGATGACAGAAAAGCCCTTTGCGTTACCTTTGGAATCATCCAGTGATGCTTCGACGTAGACCTTGGTGCTGTCATAGCTCGCACCATTCTCCAAAGTACCCTTCGAGGCCTTCATACCCATGACTTTTACTTGTGCGGTGAAACGCATAACATTCCTTTCAGTTTTGATTTAGGCCGGATTTTTTTTCGGATTTCTCTGAAGGCCCTAATTCAGATCCGTTTTGTTCGTTTTCAAAAACATACGTTTTCACTCGATGTCGCGCGTGAAAGCCAGTGAATTCTTCGGGTGCCAATTTCGCAAGCCGTATCGGCCATTGATCTTCATCAGATTGAAGCTCTCTCAGAAGCTCATCTCCGGAATCTGCAAGTCCTCGCAGCACTCTCAGGTACTTTCCAAATTGGACCTTGATGATTCTTTTGGCATCTTCTACGTTGATCTCGGCTCGCTTCTCTCGCGTAGCTAGCCGCTCCGCAAAGCTCTTTTGCAATCTCTCTAGCCACGGGTACTGGCAAAAATATGCTTCCGGCCGTACCAGCACATCTAAGGGCAGAACGGTATCTTTGGATTTCATTTCTAATTCAACTCTCACCCAGGTTGAATTTGGATCCCCTTCAGCTTTACCTTTGTCGTAGCGACGGAGATAGAGATCGCCCGTACGCACACCAACTGCGTCGGTGATGCCTTTTTCTCTGCCCCGCTTGGTATGCAC